ACCTTGATTTTTTATTTGTTGTTTTATCTTGGTAGAAGTATCTCCCAAATATCCAAATGACATTGGTTACTCCTAATCTGTTATTTCAAGATAACTTGCAAAAAATTCTATATCTGATGCTGCTGATGCTAATACTTGTATTTTATCAGTTGCCATAAGAACTAATTTAGATGTACCTAGTAAATCTAAAGAAGTATCAGCAGGCACTGACATAGTCTTAGCAATATATGCATCTCCTGAAGAACCATCTACGACCCTTACATCAACTGTTGCATCATTAGTTCCGTCTACATTAGTTGCTCTGAGCATTAAGACTATTGCCTCATGGTTAGCATCTAATGCAGGAATTAAATCTGCAAGAGATGTAGTTCCATCGTGATATGCGTTCTTAAATACATTTGCCATATTATTCCTCTTATCCTAGTGCTATTATTAATCCAATATCAGCAAACCCTTGATTTGCTATATAGGCTTTAACAGACTGTTGTGAAGGTGGTTGCGTAGCTGAATCGCTAGCAAAGTTATCTTCATCCAACAATGTTAAACCAGTAGAATCAACATATGCTTTTATTGACTGTTGTGTTGCTAGATGTGACGCAGAGTTAGATGCCATATTATCTTCATCTTTTACAATTCCAGATGTATTAACTGCAGTACCAGCTGAGTTAATTATTGTATCTACTCTGTCGTGTACATCTTCAAAATGTTGTTTAACTACAGCTAATCTAACAGTAGTACCTGATGCATGAGTTGGGTCAGTACCATGTTTGCTATCAATGTCTCTTGTTATTGTAGCGTTACTATGGTCAGTACCAGATGCCCAAAGAACTACTTCTCTAGAACTATCATTATCAGGGTCTATTACAAAATATGCAGGTGAGTCTACACCTGGGTCTGCTGTAAGATTCATCGAAGTACCACCGCTTGCAAGTTGTGCAGCGAGGGTAGTTTCAAAAGCGTTTACTAAATTACTTTCTTGTGCTGTCATACATCTCCATTATACACATTAAATTTATCCAAACCTCATTATAGCATATCCATTTACCCCAAGTATATTACCAGAAGTTACTGAATCGAACGTGGCTTGTCTCGTTCCTCTGACAGTTAGTATAGCATACTGTGTTACGCTGCCAACGTTTGGATTACTTATTATTGGATAACTTACTTTTTCTACAACACCACGTATTGTTTCTGCAGGGTCGTATATTTCTAATACAACAGAACTACCTTCTTTTAATTTAAGAGATTGATAAATAGTTTCTCCTAAATTTTTAACTTTAATTGGTTTTCTAAAAGGTCGTTCTACTCTATCAGATATATTGACAGGTATTTGTACAACAACTAATTCTGGTCTAGCTAATGCTCTTAATTGTATAGATTTAAACTTTGGTGTTGAGTCATTAGTAGGAGTTTTAAGCACAACTTTTGCAGTTATATATCTTGCAACTCTTGTAAGCTGTTGTTCATCACCACCTATACCAGATAATTGATTTAATTCTAATGACCAATCACTATCATCAGGGTCATTTATAGCTTCAAATTTATTAGATAAATATACTTCTACACTATCAGAACCAGATAAATTTTCTGTTTCTATCTCTACACCAACAAACTGTTTAGATTCTGCAGTAAAAAAATCTGCTGGTGATGTTATAACATAACCTTCAGATGCAAATGTAGATGTTTCAATATATACATCTATACCACTAAGTATTGTTACAAACTTGCCATTACTTTGTGTAATAGTATTTATTTTTGCAGTTGTGTTAGAACTATGTGTTTGCACTAAATCTCTTGCTAAACCTGTAGTAGGAAGATAATATCTCCATAAATTACACTCAGTAGAACTTTCATGTATACCAACATAAACACTATCTCTTGATACAAACATAGCTCTTGGAGAAGTATCAATACCAGATACGTCCCATTGTTTAATTAATTGTCTGTTACCTAATACATACAAGTCATCAGCTACTGCTACTTCAGCTTTATAAAATCTACCAATATTTGTATTTACTTCTTTAGTTCCTAAAAATATAATTCCTTCAGATGCAGCCATAGAATATATTTCTTCAAAAGGTATTTTTGTTTGTCCTTTATTTACATATGCACCTGATACTAATTTAAAAGAATAAACATTACTATCAGTAGCACCTGCAAGAACTACAGCTCCTCCGTCAATAACAGTTGATACAGAGTGTTCACTTTCTATACTTACTATTGTATCTCCATCAGCTAAATCACTACTACTCCAAGTTTTACCAAATGGACTTACAGACCATATCCTTGTTGCAGTTGCATCTGTACCAGTAATAAACAATCTATTCTTTACAAACCATACGCCATTAAGACCACCACTAGATGTTTGTGCTGTAGTTTCTTCTGACCAAGATGTGCCATCAAATTTTATTAACTCTGAGTTACTTGTTCCATTAGCAGTAGTTAAATACAAACCATTGTTAAAAGCTGCTATACCTGTAAAGTTATAATTAATTGTCAAACCTGTAGATACAGCTGCCCAAGTAGAACCATTGTTTGTAGATTTATAAATAGTTGTATTATCAGTTAAATATAAATGTCCATTAGCTGTTTGAGCTATATAGTTGTTTGTACCACTTAAACTTATAGATTTTGCTTCTGTGCTAAATAATAAACTAATATTGTATGATGTTTCATCATCGTGAAATACATCTACATTTTTACTATCCCAATATCTATTAACATCATTAGCTTTACCATTAGCTCTATGTGCAGTATCTAAACCTTCACCAGCAGAAAAATTATTTCTAGAAAAAACTCTACCAATATTAGATGTAAAGTCTTCTGCATTTTGTTTTACATTAACAGCATTTTCTGCACCAACATCTGATGATTCTATAATCATTTGTTGGTCAGGACTTATAGCTGCTCTATATAATTGATTGTCTAATCTAAAGTCATATCCTTTTCTTTGTGGATTAGAAACTTCGGCTTGTGTAGTTAACCTTGGCATTATGTAGGATATGTAATATTATTTAACGCTACTGGTTCTGGATATTTTGCTCTTAAATTACTTCTAGCTTGTTGTATTAATAACTGTTGATATTGTAATAAAGAGTTTCTTAAAGAATTACCACTGCCTGTTGGAAAGTTTGCAGCAGCTAATTGGTCAGTAATATATTGTGTATCAATTCTATTTATGTCTTTGCCAGCTACAAGATGTGCTGCTACACCTGCCATAATAATTGGTTCATATTCTGTTTCTAAACCAATAGATGCTAATGTTGTACTCTCATCTGTAGGTGGTATAAATTTTTTCTTAAAAGTTACATATACTGTATGACCTGCACTAATACCAGTAAATTGTATTGCATGTACAACACTAGGTCCTGATGTATAAGTAATAGTTCTAGATGCACCAGTATCATCTGTATATGTAAAAGGATTAGGTAAATCAATCATTTCAACAGCTACACCTTGATACTTTAAACCTGTTTGGTCTGAGCCAGAACTAAAGTCTGTATATTGTGATATAGCTTTTATAGGTGCTACTAAATAATTAAAATCTCCTGGAGTATCTGGTGTACCTAACAATGCATACCCTGTACCAGATGTCATAGTTCTTGTTTCTACAGCAAACAAAGTAGGATATAAATTTTCTATTTGGTCAGCTATAGAATCAAATACATTTTTTCTTAAAAATTCTGGTGCTATTTTAATTTCATCTCCAGCAGAATGAGCTGCTGCAGTTGTGCCTCTTACACCTCTTTTAATAGTAATAGTATTACTCGTAGCATTTAGGTTTGTAGAATACATTAACTCTGTACCTACTTCTATAATTGTTCCTGCGTCTAATGCATCTTCTTCTTCCTGTGTAAAATAATCACCATCAAATGTTAAAGATGTTGCAGAATCAGATATACCAGAAGCTAATATAGAAAATGATTCAACATTATCTGCTGGTTCTAAATATTCTCTAAACGTTCTATCAACTAACTGACCTACTGTTGTACTCATTAGGCTACCTTATCTTCTGCATTGACAGTCTTAGCAAAATGTGTTTGACCTAATAATGCCATACTAAATAAAGCACTTCTTACTTCACTTACAGGTATAGCTTCAGATAAAGGATATGATTCTTGTATAGGAGTAGAACCTTTAGAATCTATATCTAAAGCTCTTCCCTCTTTGAGAATTAAGAGCATACTCATTGTTGCTCCTAACTATCTCGTAATAAAACTGTTATTGCTGAACTGGTATCTTCTGTTGAACCTGATACAAACCTTATAGAACCTGTTGATGCAAATGCAAAACCTGATGGGTCTACTCTTGTAACTGTATTTGCAGCAACTGTGTAAGACACTGCACTACCATCTGTTTCTTTTACATCAATAAAGGTACCCCCACCATCTTGGTCTGGTGACCATTGTACGGATACGCTTGTTCCATTAAAAGCTGCGTTAGGTAACAATCCTCCTAGTAACATTCCCTCTGTCGCAATACCAGGACTTTGAGTAACACTACCAGTATAAGTAACCTTTTTTAATTTATTTGCCATTGTTTCCTTTTTTACATATTAGCAGAACAAAGGGAGCAGGTGGAGCTACTCCCAAAGTTCTGTTTAATTTTAACTTTTAACTTTTGAGAATTGCAAGTGATATGAAGGAGGACCAAATTCGTATCCCATCTCCATGTATATTGCTTTTCCAACTCGTGCAAAGTCGTCTTGGTCAATGTCTCTTACGAACACAGTTCCATATCCTGGGATATTTGTAAAAACTGGTTGTATGAAAGCAAAGTCAAGAATGAACGCTGATTCAGATGGCATGATATTAGGGTCAATGACCATCATACCGATAGAACCAAACGGTGTTACAACAGTATCAATGTCGATACCTGCAACGTTTCTATCTCTTGGAAGAATAGCTGCGGCTAAACCAATAGTACCTCCAACTAATTCTTTGTTAAGAGCTAGTAATTGCTTAGGTGTAACTACTAATACAGGATTAATCATTGGCGCTGAAGCATCATATAGACGTTTCATTGCTTCTGCTATTGCATCCCATGATAAGTCACGAGCTGCAGTAGAGTCGTCTCCTCCAGAGTCACAATAGTGGATGTTACCACCTGTGCCAGTAGGAGCTGTTGAGTTATTTGCATTTGCATTTAACCCAGTCCACTCTAATAGTCCACGCATTTCACGTGTACCACTACCTGGTGTAGTGTTTGCACCGTCAGCGAATGTTCCGTTAAATGCGAACCATTCTACTTCCCTTGCTACTTTTTCGAGAGCCAAAGACATTTGCTCTGCAAATTCATCAATGATTGGATTACCACCAGCTAATGCTAATTTATCACCAGCTGTTGTTGTTCCATCACCATCTGAAGCGTTAATAATATTAGCGCTCAAATCAAATGGATTTTGATGTTGATATGTTGCCATTGCAGTGTAAGTCATCTTTACACCTTTATGGAAAACCTGAGTAACAGATGTGTATGCAACCCTGTCTCTACCTAAGTATTCTGTAGGTTGAGCGCCTTCTTGACCTTTAGTAGGTTCAGAAGAAACGACTGCATTATCAGCTGCCTGGATTTGCCAGAAAGTTGATTGTAAGACTTTACCACCGTTCAAGCCACCTGTTGCAGAGAGAAATGGTGTTCTTTGACCACCAACACGAAATAATTCACCAGAAAAGTTATTAATTTTCTGAGAATATATCGAGTCATTTGTCAGCGAAATTGCTGCCATTTTATACCTCCGTATTTAATTGTTGCTTGTACTTAAAGTAATTATTTAGGTTGTTCTTTAAGAGCCTCTTGTGCGTATAGTCTTGCACGGATAGAATCTTTTGTACTACCCTTTGCAATGATTTGCTCTAGTTGCTCTTCAACACCTAATGGTACATCAGACTGTGAATTTGCATCAAGTGCAGCCACTCTAGACCTAGCATCATCTTGAACTACTTGCTGTTGTTCAGGTTGTGGTTCTTCCTTTACCTCAGTAGCAGGTTCAAAACCATACTCATCTTTAGCAAACTGTGAAATAGCTTCTGCATTTACAGGGCCATCATACACTTGTTTTAACGCTTTACCGAAACCTTTGTCAGTAGATAAACCTAACTGACCAAAGACCGAATCAATTTCTTTTTCCTTATAAGAAGCTAACTCTGCCTCTAATTTTTTGATAGATTCATCTTTTCTATCAATAGTTTCTCTCATTTGTTTTACACCATTTTCTGCTGGTGCATCAAATTCATTTTCCATTAGTACCTCCTCTATGTGTTTACCTGTCAGACAAGACCATAGGAATCTTGTCGCGGTGCTACCTTACCACTTGGTTTGTATCTCTGGTAGCTATAAGCTACAAACCCATTACTCTACGATTTTATTACAAGCTTTCTACGTAGGCTTTGAAAGCTGATTGCAGGTCTTTAAGCGGACCACGCAACGCATAAACTTATTATACACTAATTCTCTATAAGTCCAGTAACTTCGTCACCTTTTTTAGCAGCGCCTAATGTCAATCCACCTTGTGATTGTATTTCTGCTTGTATTCTTTGCAACCTTCTATTAGCTGCTGTATCACCTAATGCTGCTTTTTCTAATGTTTCTAATTGTAAATTTCTTCCTACATTTGCTGCAGATTGCATTGCAGCACCTGCTTGACTATATAACTGTCTAGCTGATGCTTGTGTTAAACCTTGTTTTCTTAATGCTTCAAACTGTGCAAATGTTCTACTAAATCCTCTAGATGTAGCCTCTGCTTGTAGTTGTATAGTTGCTATATCTCCTGCTAACACTTTATCTTGTATTTTAGGATTAATTAATGCAGCAAATATAGTTGGTTGGTCAACATTAATATTGTATTGTTCTCTAAATAATCTTTCTACTTCAGGTATTTGGTCTTGAATGCCAGAATATACAATATCTATACGTTGTTGAAACTCTGCACCTGATACTTCAGATGTAACTAATTGTTGAAAATCATCCTCAAAATCAGTAAAATCCTGTATTCCTACTTCACCTAATGTTTGTTTGTAAGTTGCAATAGTAGATAAAGCACTGACTTCATCCATGATTAAACTACCATCAGCTCTTTTAAGATAACCAAAACTTTCTTTCCATTCAGATGTATTTCTAGTTGCACCTATTGCTATATCTGGGTCACCTGATTTAACCCATTCTTTTGCAAATGCATTTAGTACGGACTCTGGTAAAAATGCAAACATTGCTTGTCCTATTTGGTAACCTTCTGTTTCTTGTCTTTGTGTTTCTTGGACTGCAGACATGTCACTACCACCGAAATCTGTACCTGCTACAGAAGGGTCTCTAGAATAACCTACTTGTTCTAACTCTATAGCTCTTTCTTCAGATACTTCATAAAAAGTATCTAAATCTTTTCTATATACTCTTACCATTATCTTCCCTCTACATATGCTGTGCTTGATACAACACCACTACCAAATGCACCCATCATTGCTTTTTGTAAATCATTCTTAGTTTTTTGATAATCTCTTTCCAATCCTATATTTCTTAAATATTCTTGTTCTTTAGATGTATCATTCATTCTAATAATAGAATCTAATGCAGGGTCATTTTCTTTGAGTTCTACACCAAGTACATTCTTAGCTACTTGTTTTTTAGAAGCTACTATAAAATTCCAATTTACATTTTTATCGTACATAGGATATAAAGCAAACCTTTGGTCTTTTAATGTATCTTCAAATACACTTTGATAGTTAGGGTCGTTTCTAATTTTGCCTGCTTCTGCTGCTATATCAAATGTATCGTGTAAATAACTAGGTAAATATTTATTTAATAACTCCTGTACCCCATCCATACCAGCGTTTGTTTTAGTACCTTTACCTGCAATAGCATCTAAAAACCCTGCATTTAAAGTATCCTTATATGGTGAGTAATCATCTGTTGCACCACTAACTTGTCTTATAACTTCTTGTTGCGACATAATACCTTTAGTCATTAAATCAGCTAGGTACTCTACACCAGTAGGTGGTATGTCTCCACCTGATTTAGCAACTAATCCATTTATATATGCAATGTTTTCTTTTTTAAGATTTTGAAATCCAACAAAATCAGTCTTAATCATTTCTTCTGCATCTATCTCATCTTGTGATATACCTATACCACCTTGTGAATTAGGAAGTCTTTTTAATATATTTCCGTATTCTTCTGTGTTAGCAAAATATGTAACTGCAGCATCCATATCACCATCAAGTTGTTGTGTAAGTATTGCTATTTGTGCTAAGTATTCTTCATCTTTCCACAATGCATTTCTTGCACCATATGTTTTATTTAAAGATTCTTGTGCATCAAAAAATGTTTTAAGTATATCTTGTGCATCATCTGCAATAGCAGGTGTTATTTGATTTACATCTATAGCTACACTTACTAACCTATCATCATTAAAAAATCCTGACATAAACGTATCATTATCTGTTACATAAATACCTGCTGATGCTCTTACTTGTTGTTCACTTTGGCCAGCTACTTCTTGTAAATCTGTTAATTGATATATTGTAGAGTTTGCAGGTGTATCAAATACATAAATAACATCTCCTACATCTACAACTATTTTGTACTCATTAGTATCTTTGATATACATTAACTGTGCTGATTGGTCTGATTTAACTTTATAACTCATCTAGATAACCTATCTATTCCTGCTCTCATCCACTCTCCACCATATTTACCAGTTTTTTCTTTTAATTTTTCATCTAACATAACTGATGGTAAAAACTGTGTTGCATCACTAAATACACCTAAACCTTCAATAACTGCATCAATAGTTTCTACTTCTTGTGCTGGAGGTATATATTGTTGATAACCAGGTAACATCATTTTTGTCATACCCTCTTTAATTTTAGGTGCCTGTTTAGCTCCGATAGCTGCACCTGTACCAGCAATAGCTGCTGCAACTAAACCTAACATTTCACCTCTAATCCATTTACTAGCAATATCACCTAAACCTACTTTACCTAATGTAACTTCTGCTATTTCAGATATAGGGTCTAACCATGCACCACCTGCTCTACCTATAACATCACCAAGAACATTAGGATTAACTTTATATTTACTAATAGTATCTTGTACAAAATCTTTTTTAACTCCTAGGTTTGTTGCTAACTCATCTATAGCTGAACCCATTTTATTTTTAAGAAAATTATCTACAAATTCTTGTTCAAGCTTTGGACTTTCCATACCATAAATTTTTGTATTTTTATCATTTAACCAATATATCTGGTCTGGCTCGACATCTATTACTACACTTTTATTAAAACGTGATTTAAAATTTTCTAATCCTGTAATTTTTAAAATAGTATCACCTTTAACTTTTCTATAGTTTTTAGGTGCAATAGTTGTTTTTTTTGCCACATTTTCAACTTGACGTCCCATTCTTGCAAATTTTTTATTAGGAACATCAACACGTGTTTCACCAGTTTGAGTTGTATATTGTATCTTATCTTCTTCCATTACGCTCCAAACTGTGCAGACATAAGTTTATTCTGCATATCCTTAATAGCTTTACCTTTTTCAAATGCACTCATTTCATCTTCCATAGCATCTTCAAACTTACCTTCAAATATTTCTTGTGGTGATGATGGTAACTGACTTGACAACTCACTAAGGTTGGTAGTTGTAGTAACTTGTGTACCTACATCTAAACCACCACCTTGACCTGGATTTATTGTTGTAGTTTCTTTCAAATCAAAATTATCTAATGCATATTGAAATGATTTATATTGTGCATAACCTTCATCATAACTACTTGCTAGTGCAGATGACCACTCAGTTAATTCACCAGCTGTAGCACTTCTACCTATGTTTGCTACAAAATATGCATCAACCATAGTTTCTAAATTTTCTGGAGAAGGTGGTATATACTTTATAGCTTCTGCTTCTAAGGCTTTATCTAGTTCTAATTTATCTAACTCAATATTTTGTCTGCCTATTTCTTGTACTGCATAAGCAAATAAGTTTCTTTCAAAACTTATGTCCATATCTTGATATTGAACATCAGCAAAAAAAATTGGTTCTTGTGACATTATGTCTGCTCTTAATGCAGAATCAGGACCAGCATTTATATTTTGGTCTGCCCATAACATAACTTCTTCTATTTTTTGTCTTAGCACTTCACTATATTGTCCTAAAGTACCTGCAAAATCTTCTTTAGTTGCAATATTGTGGTCTATCAAAAACTTTTGAAATGCTATTTTCTCACTGTATGTAGAGTTCATAGCCAAGATATGAGAATGTAATACATTATTAAAGTATCCTTGTGATACTTGTAATTGACCTTCTCCTGTTGGAACTAACCTAGTACCACTCTGTGGGTCTATAGCAAATGTATTATTAATTACAAATGTTTTTAACTCATCAAGAATTGTTTCATTATCTTTACCAACAGTATTCATACCATATTGTTGTGCAATAGCACCAATAGTTCCGTCTTGTAATGCACGGTTAAAAGATACTAATGTGTTTTCTAATGCTTCTTGTTGTTCTGGTGGTAAAGTTATTCCTTGTTCACCTTCAATACTAGGTAAGTCAACACCTGCAAAATCTACTTGTTGTACTGTAGAATCAAATATACTTTTAATAGAATCTATATCACCTTGCAATGCAGCATCTTGTAATTGTTTTATTACCTCTGGTTTATCTGCAAAATACACATTATTTTCTAAAGATTTTATAGCACTATTAATATTAAAATTACCTGTTAGTTGTAATTCTGGAAACATAGATTGATAAGTAATTAAAAAATCTCTAATAGCTTGTTTAGAAGCTTTTACTTTTTCTTCTTGTTCTTGTGCTTGTATACCTCTAGCTACAGGCTGTACCATTATTCTCCATCTATATAATCCAATACTTCAAAGTCATCTCTATATAACTTTAACATAACTCCGTTCCAGACACTCCAAAACTCTGGATTGTCTGCTATAATCTGCTGTGCTTTATTATACATCCATATTCTCATAGATAATGCTCTTGTATCATCAGACTTTAACCACCAGTCTTTTGTTGCAGTAGGTGAATATTCTTGTGATAGTTTTTCCATTTCTTCCCAGAAAGGCATTATTTCTGCAAATCCTTTTCCTGCTTCTGTTTCCATAACACCAGGTATGTTTCTCCATTTACGTCTCATTTCACTAAAAACATCTGCTGTTCTAACAGGTGTTAATAAACCATATTCATCTGCTTGGAATCCAGGTAATGCTTCTTTTAATCCTTCTCTAAATACTCTTTTAAGTTGCGTTTTCTTTTTATAATCAATATCTAATTTTTCTAAATTAGTTGTAAATGTTTTATATCTAAAGAAACCTATTGTGTCATTAACAGCTCTTCTGTATTGGTCAGGTGATAATAAACTTTTTTCTCTTACAATATCATTCCAATCTTTTTCTTCATTAGGATTATCGGTATTTAAGTAATAACCACTAAGTTCTAATTGGTCAAATATTTCTTTATTCTCTGCTTGATATTGTTTTACTCTTACACTTGTAGGTTGTTTACCTATTTCTGATTGTGTTTTAGGACTTAAAATATAAGGATGTTCAATACCATACAATTCAAAAAACTCATTGTATGTATCTATATCATTACCTTCATGTTTTTCTCGTATCCTTACAAATTCTTCATACAATACAGCTGTACCCCATAAATTACCTACATCATCTTTCATAAAAAATTCTGGTTTAAATCCAGTAGGACCAACAAATTGGTATATAAATTCCATTATAAATAAATTTCTAGATGCATTTTTGGAATATTCTAAGAAAGCATTGTCTATTTGTCTTTGTGTAATAGTCTCAGGAGTCCATTGATTAGGATATAATTTATTTAAATAAACACTTAACTTACCATCTTTATATAGTTTATTGTTTTGTCCAGATGCCATACCATATCTAAAAACATCTATAGTTGCACTTGCACGCATTTTGTGTATTTCTTTAGAATTTTCATTTATATTATCAAAACTATCATTTGATGCTAATGCTGCCATTAATTTTTTATATACAGGAGTTACAGCTATTACATCTGACACATCTTCTGGTGGACCAAAGTCACCAAACAAACTATCTTTTATATAATTCGATATATCGTTTATATAAGGATTACTTGTATTTTCAGGTAATAATCTATTTACAGCAAAACCAACCATAGGGTTAGGACCTGGTACAAAACCTTGTCCTAATAAGTTGACACCTGCTAAATATCCTCTAGGTGATATTGTAGTTTCTGAATCTTCACCATAAATAACATTAGTCATCCAACCACCAAAAGGCATAACAAACATATCTTCTTCTGGATTTCTTGGGTCAGGTACAATAAAACCATCATCAGAACTAGAACCATAACTATCTGCTGCACCACCACCACGTAAACTAACATGTGCTTTTCTTAATACTGTAGGGTTAGCTGCAAGTAACTGTCCCCATGTTTGGAATACTTCAAACCATACTTCTGCGAATGGAAATATGTTTAATAACTTATCTGATACTGCATGTTTTTGTCTTGTGTCATAAAGTAAATTTTTAACCATAGACAATCCAAATGCTTTACTTTCAGCGTTAATTGCATTGTAATTATCTATCTTTCCATTTTTATGTAAAGCTTTCATACCTGTAAGTTCTCGTAATGCTGATGTTGGGATGCCAGCACCTTTAGCTTCTTTTATAAACTGTGTTTGTAATTTAGGTGACAACTCTTTCATTTTGTCTGTAATATACATCCATCTATATTGTTTAAATACTGGTGACCTGTTTAAATAATTTATAGGTTTTGTCATTAATCTATCAAATAGATACTGTTGTGCTTCATTTAAAATATCTTCTGTTGCTTGTAATAAACCTTTAGGTGCATTGTCTGCTTCATCTGTTAAACTAGGAACTTTTACAAAACCACCATCTAATCTTGTTTCTCCATAATATTCTTCTAAAGCATCAGTAACTTTTTTTTGTTTAAATCTTTTAACTGTTTTAAAAGGATTTTCATAAAAATCTAGTACTTCTCCATCAAGTGTTTCTAATTTACCATCTGCTATAGCTGCACGTATTCTTTTATCACCAAAGTTAGATGTTTGTAATTGATATCTATATTTACCATCAGGTTGTTTTATTAAATCTTTACCAACTGTAACATTGCCACCAGTTTTAATTCTTATTCTTGATTCTAAATATTGTAAGTGTTGGTCTGTAAAATCATTATTTTTTAATATTTGTTGCCATCTTGTACCACCAGCATTAAATAAATCCATTCTTGCTTGTCTACCTACAGTAGAGTTCATCCATTTAGTAAGTTCAGCAGAACCATATCCATGCTTTGCAACTTGTTGTGCAATAGGGTCATTTCTTAATGACATTAATTCATAAAACATATGTTTTGCATATCTTTTAGTTCCTATTTCTTTTTTAGAATACGCTATATATTCTGTGTATTTATTTCTTTGTCTTCTACCAGGACCAATAAGGTCTGTAAATTTCATAATTCTTGCAGCTTCTTGTGCTTCTAATGACATTAATAATTGTTCACCATCTGTAACTTTTGCTTTTTTAAAAGGCAGTGCATTCAATACTTTGCCTATTTTTGAATTAGGGTCATGTGATGCTATCCACTGTATTGTTTTAAAAGGATTATTATAAAATGCATCTAACCCAGCTGTTGCAACACGTGCTTGTTCTTCTAAAAATACACGAGTAAAAAATGCAAGTCTTAATAAAACTAATGGTTTAAAAACATTTCTTGTATAAAAATTAGCTAAATTATTAAAATAATCTTCTTCTAATCTTTTTACACTAATTACACCATCTTCAAATGGATTGACTAAAGATACATCATCTGTATTTAAAAGTTTTCTATATCGATATTTTCCGTAATCAAATACATTTTTAACATTTCTACTAAATATCCCTAATACGTCTGCATCATCATAAACCTGAAACATACCTGACATAGCTCTATTTAATAATTTGTAATCCATAAGTGGTGCTATATTGTCAGCCATTTCAGAAAACATAGAACCTGTCATTACAGGCATGTCAACCATTTCACCTGTTACAGGGTTTTTCATATTGTACATTTCATAACCATCACCAACGTTAGGTAAGTTTTTATTATTTCTACCTGCACCATATATTTTTTGTTTTTCTAAACCTTCAAACATTTTGCCTGCATGTTGTTGTACATATTCCCAACCTTTTTCTCCACCACGTTTAAAAACTAATGCTACATCTATATCAGCTTGTTCTTTAGCAAAATCTCTTACAGCATTTTTATTTGCAAAATCTAGTTCTAAAAATTTATTTAATCTTTGTGACATTTCTTTGCCACCATATCCATTAATTTGTAAATGACTTACTAATTGTCTATAACCAACTGATGCATTGTTTAAAGGTATTCCCATATCAGGTATAACACCTAATAGTTTTCTATAATATGGATTGTAAGAAGAATTAAAATTAGAACTAAATCCTAAGAATTTTTCAAACTCTAATCTAGGTCCACCAATATCATCAAGTATTTTTTGTGCTTTTAAGACATTACCTGCTGCATCCATAGTATCTACTACTGCTGGACCACCTGTAAGTTGTTTTGCAGCTCTACTTCTAGACAAACCTCTAAGACCAGGTATATAACCTAAACCTTCATCTACAGCAACTCTTGCTGGTCTTAAAGCTTCTCCTAAATAACTACCTATACTTCTGTATGCAGCTTGTTCATTACCTATAGCAGACAATGCTCCACCTACTGTTTTACCGTATATACCACCTTTTTGTTGTAATTGTGTACCTTTACGTGCAGTTTGTTGCAACATTTTATTTAAAACAAATGAACCTTTTACAGGTAACATACCGTCTACAAAGTCTTCACTTAGTCTATACATACGGATATTTGCATTTTCACTAATTTCTAAACCTGTATCCATCATTGCAGCAAATACTTCTCTTGCATTACCATCTGTTCCTTCTGCAAGGTTTTTTTGCACAGGCCCAGGTAGTTTTCCTAATATAGGATTTGTAGCTATAACATCTAAATCATCAATAGTTGTATCATCAACAGCTCTAAAAAAATCATCCATAACTGGTTGGTCAAGTATTTGTTTCTTAGTTAATGAAAAAAATCTAGGTACTGCACCAAAAAATGTATGATTCTTTTTTTCTCTTTTAACAGCTTTTCTAATATCTTTGTATGTAGGTGTAATATCATCAAGTTCTTTAAATTTACCTGTCTTAGGATTAGTAATTTTACTAAAATCACCTTTTCCTGTAAACGGGTCAATCTCACCATCAGCAGCATTTCGTATAGCTTTTCTTATAGCTACAGGGTTTATGCTTGCTAACTTACCTGTTTTTTTATTTCTACCTAATGTTTGTGCTGTTTCTAATGCAGGGTTAACTTGTCTAAAACCTTTTCTTAAATTACGTACACCTTTTATACCTTTACCAGCCAATAACTCTGGTAGTAATTGATAACTAGCATCAATAGTTCCAGACATTAAATCAAAAGCTCTACTACCTGGTTCATATATTTCACCTGCATATACTTTGCCAGGAGAATATTCAAGCAAATAGTTTTTATCTTCAAACTCTGGTTTATACAAATCTTGTGTCATATTCAAACCCATAAAGTTAAAGTTTGATTTTCTTCTACCTGCATAAAAATTTATCTGATTAGGTTTAAATGCTGATGTATAGTGTATTTGACCATTATCATCAAAACCTTTTAATGGTTCACCTATTTTGTTATATATAAACTTTCTAGCTTCATCAGGTGACATACCGTAATTATTAATTAAATCTATGTAATAAGGTGTATCTTCTGCTTTTACAGACTCTAAAGTCACTTTAGTAGCTCTATCAAAGTTAACAGGTTTACCATTTATAACTTGTCTCATCATATTCCATAAGACTGGTTCTCCACCCATTTGATTTGCTTCACGTATCATATCAATATGTTTTCTAATATCACCAATTAAATTGGTATCTTTACCAATATTTTCTACTTCAGTCATACTTAAATCTATTTGTAAGTTCTTTTGTGCAGCTTCTTTTGTAAAACCTTGTTGTAATAATTTATCGTATTCTCTTAAATCTCTTAAATATGCTTGTGACCTACCAACAACCATGGCTTGTCCTGGTACTAAAGCATTTACAGTACTTGCAATTACAGACCATTTACCTGACGGTCCATATGTTTGAAATAATGCATCAAGTCCAGCAAACAACCAAACACCTATTTGTGCATCACCTCTAAGTAATGTACCAAGATTCATCTTCATATTGTCTTCTAAGTTCTCATATTGGTATCTTTCTTGCATTTCTTTCCAGATTTGTGATTCTGTTTTAACTTTGTTTAATGCAAAATTATTAGATATATCGTTTGCTATAGGACTATTTGCTGTACCACCAGCTAAAACATAAGGAACTGATATATCTGCAGGCCATTGATGTTGTTCTGTTACTTTTTCTAATTCTTCTGTTACACCATCTAATACAGAAAATTGTGTATTGTATTGACCTATTTGAAAATCGTTACGTTTATTACCTATGTAGTAATCGTTTTCTTCGTTTTCATCGAATAGATGGAAGCCCATTATCTATTCCTATTGTTAATTAACTCCATAATGATAGGAGAAGGATTTATGTCATACATAGCTTGTAACATCAAATCTATGTTATCTGTTCGTTTAACACCAGATGACCCATCACCTATTGGTACTCCTTCTGTTATTGGCTCATTAGGTCTTTCTGTTGGTGCAAAAACATTAGGATTAACATCTACTTGTGATGCTACAGGTAATGGCGCACCTTGTTGTTGATTTACGAATTGTTGATTATCACCATAGTCAGCATCAGGTAATCTTCTAAGAGGTTGTGTTTTACTTCCAGCTCCACCATCTGTTCTTTGTCCACCTTGTGGTGTTGCTACAGCTGCTGGTTTAGAAGGTTGTCTGTAGCCACCTCTTCTATTCTTGGTCATAACTGTCTGCCTCGTTAGTAAATAATATAATTACTCCTGGTCTTGGATATACAATTTGCACAACTTGTTCAGATAATATATCTATCTCGTCTGCTACACCATATTCTTGATATACCATTTCCCAGAACTCACTCTCGTAATACTCTTGCATTTTAAATTCCAAATGCCTGTGCCATTGTTGGAACACCTTGACCTCCACCTTGTGCTAATAGTTGTTGTTGTATCATTGCTTCCTGTTCAGGAGACATCTGTGGTTCTTCAGGTGTATAGAATTGTTTCATTATTTCTGTAATAGCATTTGGATTTTCATAAATTGCTATTGCAGCCATAGTTGCAGATGGGTCACCTTGTGCCGACCTTGCAAGTATAGAGTCAAACAATACACCTTCTGCTTTGTTTTTTCTAATACGCTCTTGTACTTTTGCTATATTTTCTAGACCGTCAATATTATCTTGTAATGTTTCTACATCTATAACACCAGCTTGTAAAAGTTGTAAACCTGTAACAATTTTCTGTGGTTCATCAAAACCAGCCATAACACCGTAGATACGTCTTGTAGTAAAATTACCTCCTATATCTTTAAGAGGTTGATAATTCTCACTAAAAGCTGCACCTGCGTAATAACCTGCCATAGGTTTTTTAGTTATACCTTGTTGATAAGATAGAACTACATCTAGCTCTAATCTTTTTGCATCCATATCAATTAAACCATGTTTAATTATTTCTCTATATTCATTTATCATCAAAGACATAGTGCTATTTAATTCTGATAAACCTGCACCAGTTACAAAAGAGTTTGGAGATTGTGAGTCATCAGTTACTGGATAACCACCTACCATTCTTAGTTGTCGTTCTAATCTATCAATTTGTTGAAACAACTGATATGGAATATTGTTTGATGGTTTAGATACTTGTGTACCAGGAGACAAGTAGTTTACAGCAAATCTACCTTTTCTATATTGACCAGACTCTAACTCACCTGATATGTTTGTTTCAGTAAATACTGAGTCTTCCATAGCTATAGCTGACATAATATTTATTTTTGCCATCATAGCCATTAAACCTATTACGTGGTCATATTGTCCTTTGAGTTCATCAAAAGAAACTTTCTTCATAAACACAAATGGTGGTGTAGATAATACGTTAGGTATAAAATCTAATATCATTGACCTTTCAGGAAATACAACGTATGTACCACCTTGGTCATAATATTCTATTATCTTTACACCTTGTGTTGTATTGTCTTCCCAGTTAGAAGATGTATTACTATCGTATGTTAAAAAAGATGATGCTGCTGTAGATATGTTATCTGTATCATCTTCATCTTTGTTTAATATCTCATCTGCAAACTCTGGATAAATTTGTGCAAGTTTATATCTAGGTACTCTTCTAACAACTGCTAGTTCTCTTGGTTGTTGGTCAGGACCAAAGTTTCCTGGAAATGTATCGTATGGGTCTCTTAGTTCTGCAGAAGGATATGCAAAACCATTTTTATCTATCTTAGTTGTCATAACCCAAGCACAATAACCATAACCAGGTAACCATCTAGATGCTTGTGCTAATTGTAAATTTAAATTTTGTTTGTCATCATAGTTTGTAACAATACGTTCTAGTTTATCTGCCATAGCTTTAGACCTTGTAGAGTCATTGTTGTTAGGTACATCTACTCTTACTTGTGGTACACCAGATACTTTTTGTGCAAGTCTATCAATACCAGATTGCAACATGTTTGGTGCAGGTAACAAGTCAGCATCTGACGTTTCCATTGTGTTACCTAATAATGCTTTTATACCATCAGGTCCACCATTGAGTATTGCTTTTATTCTTGCTTTAGATATTTGTCTATCTTGTACACCTTTACCAGAAGTTAATGTTGCAGCAGACCTTACGATTTCTTGATAATCTTTTAGTCCTATGTTCTCTATTGCCATGTTGGTAAATCTATCTCCGTTACTTTGTACTCGCCATAACTAGGATTATAATCTAATCCTATGTCTGCAGCATGTTCTTTTTGCATGCGTCTAAACACCTTCATTGGAAACCACCCAGCCATAACTATGTCTGTTTTCTCTTTGTTTCTTCTAGAGACAGGTTTCCCATCAAAGTATAACAGTTGTTGCCTATATTTTTGTACTTTTGCTGTAGATTCTCCATCACCAGCAGGCAAATGTATTCTTTTGTTTTCAAACAATGCAGCCATTGCACCTACACCATATAGTGGGTCATGTTTGTTTTTACCAGTCAGGTGTCCTTGTGTTGTTATACCAGAACGTAATGTAAATTCTTTTATAGAATCATCTTGTCTTATTGCAGTCTGAAAACCATTTTCTTCTATAATCCAATGTCTACAGTCATACTTATGTAACCAGTCAGACATTTGGTCTAACGCTGCACGTGTACCTCCACCTCGTCTGTTTTCTAAATCAACTAGATAGAGTTCACCTCTGTATTGGTCTATACCCCACAAGACGCTTGCTTGGTAACCACTTGATGCAGGGTCTAAACCAGCAACTAAATACAAGTTTTTATATACTTGTCCTAAAACTAAATCAGGTCTCATACATTGGTCAATCATGTTCATTGTAAATATCTGTGTACCTTCTACATATGCTTGGTTGTAATACACCATCTCAAATGTTTGTCTACCACCTGTAGATTCTGCAGACCGCAACCTAGATTGTAACCATTTAAAACTTCTTTTAGTTGGCCATAACATGCAATTAACATGGTCCTCTACAATATGTTCTGGTATCTCACATTCTATTTTGTGTGCTGTTTCTACAATCGATGTAAAGTTTTCTGACTCTAGTAAATGGTTATATAAATCATCAGGATGTTGTCTAGAGCCAATAACAACTACAGCTGTATGTTCTTCTTTACGACTAGATAGTGTTGTTGTCCACCATTGTCTTGTAGATTCTCTAGCACCAGGTTGTTGTGTAGTTTGATGGTCCTCTATGTCGTCAGCAATAATCAAATCACAGTCTCTAGATAATATCTTGCCACCCTTACCTACAGCAACCATAGTAGGTGATTTAATACCTGCTACTGTTCTTGTGCCTACAGTAAATTGATTCTGTGACCAGTTCTTACCTGACCTGTTATCTGGTTTAAAATTTGTACCAGGTGCGCAAAAATCTGCCTGTAGTTCTTCATTAGTATCTAACACGTCTAACACAGCAGATAATGCGTTCTTTGCTATATCTTCATTACCACCTACCCACATAATTCTTATGTTTGGATTAAGACATATCTGGTAAACAGCAAAGTGTATTAACAACTCTGTCTTACCATGTCTAGGTGGGCTAAGTATTAATAGTTCTTTACCATTGTCTATAGAATCTATTATGTTATTTATCCAGTTTGTATGAAAATCCGCGGTCTCGTATTTTTTTCCTAGTTCTGTTTCAAAGTATTTGTTGCGGAAGCTTGAAAAATTTTTGAGGTTTCTTTTAGCTTCTTTGGATAACTCCCACTCTTCTGCAGCTATTGCATTTTTACTATCTATCTTGAAGGCAGCAAGCATACGGGAAACGGTAGCAGAAGTGCAACCAAGGAGAGAAGCCGCCTCGACTACCGTCATGTCGCCATTTGCTACTGCCTCTGCTAATCCCTCGCTTACGAAAGCTCGGTAATACTGTCCCCTACGCACACTAGCGTAGTCCCCGTTATCACTATTATATTCCTTATTGATAGGTTTTGTGTCAACTTTCTGATTATGTCTTTTTGCTGCTGCCCAGACTCTTTTGTTGCATTGGGTAGAGCAGAATTTACGTTGTTTACCTGTTAGACGCTTTTTACAGCTAGGTGCGTGACATATCAAATTTGTCATTAAAATCTATATCCTTGTAGATTGTTGCTTAGATAGAATTATATGTTATAGTTCTACTAAATACAAACACTCAAACTAAGTATTTTGTTACAGGTGAAGGTGCAATCGGGATGCAAAAAGCTGCTGACTGGCAAGACAGTAACGTAGAAACGCAAAAGCAGTACCCAAGGAGATTAGAAAAGTTTGATTTAGGCCTCCGCGACTATATGCCCGCTTACGCCTAAAACCCCTGTACTTACTTACTGTTTTATGTACAAAAGATTACCAACATATTTTTCTAGACATACGTACTATATAGTAAGAGTGCAGATTAACATCTGCTAGTCATACAATACTTACAGACAGATAAAATATACATACCTTCGGTATATATTTTACTGCTGTAATGTATTGCTGTATGTAATACAGACTAGCTTGCTACTGTATGTACAGTATTTAAATTAAATACGACCATATGTAGTTTAAATGTATTCCTATATAGATATATGTTTTATATATCCTTTGGATATAAAACAATATCTATTATGTCAACTAGATTATGAAAGGAGATTATATGTCTTATCTAGTAAAGAATAACGTAAGGTGCAACTACTGTACATACAGTATTGTACATAATGGCGAGCGCTACTGGAAGCGTGGTAACAAAGTTAACCAGCGTACAGGCGAGCCAATTAGGTATCCATTGTATCTGCACTTTACGTGTGGTAAAGAACTCTATGCTAAAGGTGAAAACCTTTGGCTATGGGGCAAAAAAGATAGTCCTAAGTCTAAGATATCTAAGAGTAGATTTCGAAACCTAAGACTATTTAGCTAATTATATAATACTGTACTGAGCCTATGCCAGTACAGTATATATAAATAATATTATAGAAAGGATAATGTTATGGAAACTATAGATGAAATCTACTATGGAGATATCGTTGACGAACAAGTCGCTAACTATCTTTATTGGTGGTATTACTATGAATAAATATATCCAAACTACTTGGTTTTACTATTGGATATGGTTACCTATTGCTTGTGCTATTGAAACTAAAAGCAATCTATACGAAGTATATAGTGAGCTTTGGTTGATTAATAGCATCAAGCTAGGTAAATATAAACAATACTTAGGATAGATATCCTAGTGCGTTAAGCCTATGCTAACGCACAAGGATATGTATATGCAAGTATATATGTCAAGTATAAGCTATAAGAAAGAAAGTGAGTTATATTATGGCAAAACCTATGAATCCGGTTGTCTGCGGTATATCAGGCAAAGTAATGACCGAATGGCGTGAGCGCACATTCGTGCAAAGATACATCAAAGGTGAATTGGTAACAATTCCTTTGTATCTTAGCATTGATGAAGTGATTGCACTTCACAAGCAAAGTCCTACTTATATTGATAAGAAGGCAGCTGAAGCCGATGCAGTTGAATCTGCAAAGTCTGATGCCGAGGACAACGCTGTTGAGGAACAACAGCTTGAAGGGATTAGCGAGTTCTAATTCCTTTGTAAGTCTTTAGTACCTATCCAGTAAGGTAGGTACTATAAGATTTATAGAAAGGAATAACAATGTGTGAC